CCAGATGGAGATCAGCAGGCGTTCTGTCATCAGGTCCTGAAAGCTGCTGGCCGCTCCCTGCCTGACACAGAGGTGACGTTCTTTGATTCGCGGAGCCCCGGATGCTGGAACAATCCATGATCACGTGTTGAACACTACTGTTCAGCGACAACCTTCATCTCCCTGATCCACGTTTGCAACGCCCTCAGTTGCTCGGCGTTCTCGTGGCAGATCTGGTAGTTGGCGGCAACGGTTCCGGCGACGGCAGAGAGCGCAATGCCTGCGGGGGCCGCATCAGCATCTCGGGCGGGCTCGGGCAGCTCACCGGCGGCGGCAGCGTCGTGCACGCGCACAAAGCCACGGTTAATAGTGCAAGCAGCATCGGCTTGAACGGGCACATAGATGGGAACCTCCTTGATGATGGTGTCGCCCTTCTCGCGGATGACGCGGACGCGGTCGACGTACTGGGTGACAACCTTGACGGTGGCCTGCGCCTGCCGCTCACGGATGACGGCGACCTGCAGGGTCTGCTTCTGGACGGCGGCGTCCCACTGGGCCTGAATGTGGCCCGCGCCCTTGATCCAGCCGAAGCCGATCAGGGTGGCCGCAAGCAGGACGAGGGCCAGCCAGCGGTAAGGCCACGAGATCAGGCTCATGGCCGTTCCCCGATGCACTGCCGGTACTCAGCCTCGCGCCGCGTGGCCAACCCGCCGCACAGACGCGCATTGGCGGGCAGCGCGCAGTCCTTGCCCTGGAAGAAGCGCCAGCGCAGCAGCTCGGAACAGGCTCCGGCGTAGTCCTCGGCGTTGAGTTTCCTCACCAGCGTGGACTGGCAGAACGCGCGGCTGCCGACGTTGTAGGAGAAGCTCACCAGCGCGTCGTACTCGTGCTGGGCCAGCGGCACGGTCACGCACGTTTTCAATGCGCCCTCGAACTGCTGCACGTCGGTGAGCGCGCGGGCCAGCGCCTTCGGCGGCGTGGTGGTGTCGCCCAGCTTGACTCCGGTGGTGGTACCGAAACCAATGGTCGGCACATCGCCCTTGACCGGGATCACCGCGCGGTCGGTATATCCCTCGTGCAGCACGATGCCTACCAGGGCGGCAGCGGACAGCGTCAGTCCGGCCACCGTCCTGCGCATCGCTGGTGATGGTGGCCGGGTCATCGGTGCATCTCCGGCTGCGCAACGATGCGCGCAACGGTCGCGCCGATGCTGGCGGCAAAGGCCAGCAGCACGAAGGCGCCGCGAGGCAGCACGTCCCCGAACAGCGGCACCACCACTTCCGCCGCCGTGAAGGCAGCGGCCAGCAGCGAGAAGCGGATGCTCCAGGCACGTCGCAACACGCGCCGCCAGTCGTCCAGCAGGCAGATCCTCGGCTTGGCGGTCATTGCACGCCTCCCATCAGCTTCAACTTGATGGCGGCCCCCACCAGCAGCGCGGCCAGGATGCCGGTGGTGATGACCTTGACGGTGGTCTGCCACGCGGTACGGCGGGCATCGCGCCATGCTTCCAGCAGATCGCGCAGTTCGCGAATGTCCTTCGCGGCACTGCCGTTCTCCAGCCCGAGATGGGCAAGGCAGCGCTCGGCTCCGCGTTCAGCGGCGCGGTCGAGCAGTTCGTCGAAGTCCTCACGGCGCAGCAGGAGCATGTTTTCGACGAGCGCAGGCTGTTGTTCGGGTTCGGTCATGGCAGTCTCCAGAAATGCGAAACCCGCCCAGTGCGTGAACACCTGGGCGGGTTTCTGGTGGTTACGAAGATGGGAATTCAGATAGCGATGCCTGCACTCCAGCCAGTGGACTTGTAGGCCGAGAGCTTGGCCTCGTCCTCGATGTAGCAAAGCCAGCCGATCTTGGGCACGTGGTACTCCCAGGCATCGGCAAGGCGCACCGCGATCTGGTTGGTTTTGCCTGCCCACACGCCGGTGGCGGCGGCAGGCACGATGTAGCGGTCGCCGTTGGCGGGGCTGGCCGGTGGCGTGGCCAGGTCGCGGTCTTTCACGGACAGGCCGACCACTGCACCCAAGCGTTTGAGGTTGGCGTCCATGCCGGTATCCCAGCCGCTTTCGCCGAGCGTCCAGCCGTAGTTGAGTCCAAGATTCGGATCGGTTGATGGCATGGTTTATCTCCAGAGACTTGATGCTTGGCGAATACGCCGGACAGCGTCCGGGTCGCCGGTGCGATGACTTTGATGCGGATGCTGTCGCCAGTGCCGCCCAACGATGGGCAGGTACAGCACGCCGCCGCGCTTGGCCACGAGCAGGGTCAGCAGCCAGTCGGCGAAGTTGTTGAGGTCGGTGGTTTCCTTGAGCACGGCCTCGACGGCAGATCGGCGCATCACGATGAGGCCATGCACATGGCTGGCGCTGTTGGCGTGCTGCCAGCGGCTGTAGGCCAAACGGCGCACCGCGATGTCATGGCCGTTTTCGTCGGTCAGTGCTTCGTCGGTGTAGGCCATCACGGCCTGCGGGCAGGCATCCAGCGCGTCGGCCAGTTGTGTGAAGGCACTGGCTGCGTACAAATCGTCGGGATCGACAAAGGACACCAGTGGCAGCGTACCTTGCGCATAACCGCCCGCGCGTGCTTCCCCAATGCGGCCCGGAATGCCCTGCAGGACGTGCAGCTGGATCGGTGCGCTGTCGAGGCTGGCGATGCAGGCCTCCCGCCATTCGGCAGGCTCGTTCAGGGTTAGCAGATGAACATCAATACGCGGCTCCATCACACACCTCCCCAATACTGTCCCCAACGCAGGCCGTAGCCCGCACGATCCAAGACACGCACCTGGGGCTGCCAGCTGCTCAAACCATCGCGCTCGGCACTGATCTCAACCGTGATGCGGTCACCCAGCGCACCGGCATCCAGCGCGGCAGCAGCTGCCGTCCAGACGTAGGTGGTGCCGAGAAGCCCCGTTTCGGTGTGCGCCAGCACGTTGTTGCGATTGCGGATGCCCACCGTGTAGGTCACACCCAGTTCCGGACCAATATCGCCTTCGTCCTGCCGCACGAGGTAGGCGGTCTGCTGGGTGCGGTCACGATGGGCCCACGCGACGGTGAGATCGCCGGCCACCACGGCAGGCTCGGTCTGGCCGTTGAGACGGATGCGAGCGGGGGGATACGGCAAGGCCTGCCGACCAATCAGCACCATCGGCTGGCCATTGGCGGCCAATTCAGGATCGCCCTGATCGGTCGACGTGCGAGGAATCGCTCCAACGAACACCCACTCGCCCGGGGCGCGCTCCGCGCCTTCCGATGCCAGCCATTCACCCACCCCGATGAGGCTGGTTCCTGCCGTGTGCGAGTGAGGTGTGGTGTCGAGCACGCCGCGTGCAAGGTCAAGAGTGGCCGCAGTGGTATCGAAGTCGAGGACAGCGACGGCTTCGCGGATTTCACCGCTGTCATCGACCAGATAGGCGTAGTCACCCACGGTCAGCCTTTCCGGCTGGCTGATGGCGGTTACCGGCACGCCGATGGCATCGACTTCACTGGCAGGCAAGGTCGCATCGAGCGTGAACAATGGCGCGTAGTCCTCGCTGGCCACACTGGCGATCTCGCCTGCGGACGCGCCGGTGGCGAGCTGCCAGTTCAGTTGCCCCACACCACCTGCAGCAGCCAATGCGCCGACTGCGGCATCGGTGTCGGTCAGGTAATCCAGCTCAGCACGCGACAAGGTGCGCGCTAGTTCCCAATACGGAATCTCCACCGCCACGATCTGTGCAGGCGGCAGCGGCTCCAGCGTCGGCTCATCGATGATGGGCGGCGGCGGGGCGAGCACCGCGTTATCCAGCCCGAACACATCTTCCATCGCTTCGATGCGCCACTCAGATGACCCCAGCGTGCCGGTATCGATGCCGGTGACGCGCACCACCATCTGATCCACACCCAAACGCGGCCAGTTCAGCAGGAACACATCGCCCGGCAGCGGCGCACGTTCCAGTGTGTCGCGTGCCACGGTCAGACTCATCCGGGCCAGGGGCGAACCCAAAGCGCGCAGGTCACGCAGCGCCAGCCGTGCTGCCAGCGGCCCGTAGTTGACGCCCGGGTAGTCGCGGCGCTGATTGATCACGCCCCCTTGCAACTGGATCGCGGCGAGGTTTTCCACGGTGACGGTGGTGTCACCGCCCGTTTGCCAGTCGGTGTAGACCACGGTCAGCTCGTTGGGCAGCTCGCCCCACTGGGCACGCTCGAAGCGTTCCAGTCGCACGATCTCGTCTGGCCCCAGTTGCGGCAGACTGTCGACCCAGTAGTCGTCGCGCAGCAGCTTGAGCTCGAACGTGCCTTGCTCTGGATCGGTATAGAGAATGCCGCCGATGTGGTCGATGACCTGGCCGATGAAGCTCTCGATGGGCTGCTGGCGTGTCCAGATCAGATTCAGACCAAAGCCTTCATCCGACAGGGCCCACGCTGCATTCCAGAAGCTCCAGCCGATGCTGTCCTGTGGGTAGCCCATGCCCCAGTGCGGGTCGGTCAAGCATTGCACCAGGATGTGGGCCGGGTTCATGCCGACACTGATCTCGCGGCCCTGATCGTCGTCCCAGGCGCGCACTTCGGCATTCCACTCCATCCACGGAGAGTCGTGCCAGCCTGCCGTGAAGCGGCGCACGCGCACTGCCCACGGCTTGATGTAGGGGTTATTGGCGGCGAACAGAATCTGCCGCGCCACCAGTGACAGCACGCCCCGAAAGGCCGGAATGGCGCTGCCGATGCGCGCCACCAGATAGTCGTTGCGTCCTTGGCCGGAGCCACCTGGCAACACATCGATGTTGCCGACCACGCCACCTTCACGCTCGTCACCACCAAACAGCGTGGGCTTGTTGATACTGAGGGTGGTCAGGCCGTGCCCGCTGGACAGCGGCCCACGGTCGGCATCACCCCACGCGGTACGGTCGCCCATCTGGATCTCCTGCACGGCATCGACCGGCCCTTGGCACAGCACTAGGTGCAGTCCCATCCGGTAGCGGTAGCCGACGGTTTGCTTCTTGCTGCTGCCACCCATTAGTCGTGCTCCTGCCGGATGCGCGCGTGCTCCACCACCCGCAAGGCCATCGCGTCGCCGGTAGCCAGCAAGGTGTCGGCAGCGCAGCCGTCACGCAGAAAGGCGCGGAAGTCCAGGTTGTGGCGCGCAAACCAGACGCGCGTGCCGTTCACGCACAGGCCCACGGCGCGCACATCGTCGATGGTGACGGTCACATCCGTGCTCATTTCTTGCCTCCTTTCTTGCGGATCGGATCGGCTGCGAGATCGCCGTACCAGACCACGTTGGCACCGCGCAGCAGCACGGTGCCGAACACGACGGGAATCGGGCGGCCTTCTTCTGCGGTGGGGGCATCGACGTCGGACAGGGACGCCGGTTTGGGCTCGGGCGGTTTCGGGGCGAGCGCGACCGAAACCAGCGCCGCCACCACGATGACGACGAGGTACCACATGAAAGTTCTCCGGAAGGGTCAGAACACGCCCGTCGAAAACGGGTTCTTGCTCGGGATGGCAGGAAAGCCGCCGTAGTTGTCGAGGTTGCCGAAGCGCTCCGCACAGGTGGTCGTGCTGTGATCGCAGCCAACGGTCAGCAACACTTCCGTGCCGGGCTCAAGGGCCGTTGGATAAAGCAGTTCGACGCCGCTGCCGTAGTCGCTGATGATCATGTGGCGCGCACCCTCCGGTGTTTGCAGCCAGCCACCGGCCAGGCCGCCGCTGACCTCACCCGGCACACCGCCATCGAGCTCGACACTACGGCCATACACCTCCAGGACGAAGGCGCTGGCTGTGATCGGCGACGCCCCGCAGGCAGTGGAATACAGCACGTGGGAGCACTTGCGGCTGTAAAGCCTGCGCAGGCCGATGCGCTTCAAACTGACTTGCGCGGACTCGCAGCGGATGCGGGCGGCGTCGGCGTCGATCTCGACGCCCAGCACCCGGCCCATCCAGCGCGTGCCCGACAGCCACCAGTAGTCGCCCCAGGTATCTCGTTGCCCGAGGCGCAAGGTAACCGAGGTGGTTTCGCCGGTCAGCGCGGTCGCCAGTAGATGGCGAACCAGCTCGCCATTGGCTGGCAGCTTCAGTTCCAGCGCCGACTTTGCGGCTTCGGCACCCAGCGCCAGTTCGTTGCGCTCGATAGACAGGCTGGTGTACAGCGTGCCGTCGAGATCGACATCGAACTCGTGCGGGGTCAGATAGAACTGCGCGCTGTTGCTGGCGAAGGCGTATAGCTCGACTTCCAGCAATGGGTTCTGGCTCATCGTGCTTACTCTCCCTCGTAGGTTTGACGGTCATTACCGCGTGGCTCGGGCAACTGGCGCACGGTTAGGGTGATTTCCAGCAGCGTCGGGCTGTGCCAGTACAAGTCGATGGCGTCGTGGTCGAGGCGGCAGCGCACGAGCCGAATGACGCGGCTGCCTTCGGGCACCCAGTCGTCGAGGCCCGAGCGCAGCACCAGCACACCACCCTGATCCAGATGGCAGGTCGCCGTCAGGGCATGCTGCTGATAGCCGTCCGGATGCACGATCAAGCAGGCGGCGGGGCGATGCCAGAACGCAGAGAGGTCTTTGCCATCCACGCGCAGGAAGCCATCTTCCGGGTCGGCTTCGGCCCTCACCCACAGGATCGGGGCCAAGCCATCGGGCAGCCAGAAGGCGTTGAGTCGTCCCTGTGCTTCCCATAGCCGCGCCCGCCAGATCTCGATTTCATAGAGTGAGCTGGCCAGATAGCGCCGCTGCAAAGTCGTGGTCGCCCACGGATCGTCCCGGCGCACCCAAGGATCTGCGGCGGAAAAATCCTGGCTGGTGATCGTCGCAAGAGCTACGGCCGTCGGATCGTCACGCCAGTTGCCATCGGGCCAGACCGGAATCTCGTCCAGCCACGGGTCATCCAAGCCATCCGTGTCGGGCATCTGCGCGGGCGTGATCGACGCCGTCACGTTGCCGCCAACGGTCCCCGGTACCCATTGGGTGAGATCCGCTGGATCGACGGCCTTGCCCCACACCAGCGGCATCACGCTACTACCGGCGGCAGCCCTGCGGGCCAGAGGCTCGCCGAGCCACAGCAGATCGCTTTCCACATCGCTGAGTTGGGCAACTTGCCAGCCCTCAGGCGCAATGATCAGCACCCAGCGTTCGTCGCTGTCCCAGCCCTGCACGCCGTCGTAGGTCAGCCGCAGTTCAGCGGTCGGTGGGTCAAAGCGCCGCCAGTCAGCCTCCGATACCGCAAGTGTCAGCGCGCCCTCCTCAGCGCCCTCGGTGAGGTGAACGGCGTACTGTGGCAGCGGCCACCACGCGGTCTGTCCCAGATGATCGGCCAGCCAGTCGGCCACCAGGGCATCGGTCTGGCGAGCATTGCCCACCTTGTAGGTGAGCCAGCGCCGAGGAACGCGGCGGAGTGCCTGCCGGGATTCGTTGCCGCTGGCCAGCCGGGTGACGCTGGTCTGCCACTCCAGCCGTTCGACGAGGGGCTCCATCCAGTCGTGGCGGAAGGAAAACACGCCGCGTTGTGCATCCGGCCAAGGCTGGTCACCAAAGGCATCCATACCGGTGGCGACGATGGCGCTTGAGGCCGTATCCCGGCGCAGCACCTCAACCAGAAAGGTCTGTGCATCGATGGGTGGCCAAGGGCCTGCCAAGGATTCCGCCAGCAGGTTGGCCGCCAAATTGGGCGGCAGTGGAGCCACAGCCGTTTCCGGCGTGAAGCGGACTGCGCTCGCCCCAAAAGTGGCGCGCGCGAGCACTTCACCCTGGAAGGCGGGCAGTTCGCTTCCCGGCGTCGGCTTGCTGGAAACCTCCGCGATGTCTTGAACGACGACGCGATCCGTCATGCGGATTCCAGCCCGAATTCAGCGGCATTGAAAGCGGCCTCCGTCCACTGCACGTTGCCGTTCGGGTTGCGCTCGAACAGCGTGCTCTGCCACGCCAGTTGCTCCTGCAGAATGATGTCGGTACTGACGGCGCTCTGCGCACCACTGACCACGAGGCCTTTGACCTTGCCCAGACCGGCGTCGGTCTTGCGGGCCAGCATGGTCAATTGCACGCCGTAGATGGCGGGCGTGGCCATCACCGGCAGCGGCTCGACATCGAAGGACTGACGCAGCCCCACGGCGGACGCACTGATTGCAGTGGCCTCGTCCTCGTCGCTCACGGTTTCCCAAGCGGCGGTACCAACCGGACTGGCCGTCCATTGGTTCAGGCTGCCATCGGCCTGCGCCTGCAAGGCATCGACGCGCACATCACCGAGGAAGGTGTTGTTGATCGTGCCGCTGGTGTCGGCGATGTAGAAGTCGTCGACGTCGATGGTCAGCGGACAGTTCTGGCCGGGCACCGCGCCCACGAATGCCGTAAGCAGTTGGCCACCGCCCTGGATGGTGTTCTGCGCCGTCATCTGGATGGCCAGGATGCCGTTGATGCGCACCGACAGAATGCCGTTGCTGGTGCCTTGCGTGACCTGCAACTCGATGTAGTGCCAGCCGCGCGCCGGAGCGCTGGCGACTGAGACTGAGATCAGCTGGTCGTAGCCGTATTGCCATCGGTAGAGCTTGAGCCGCCCGTCCTCGCCGATTTTCACCAAATGTGCGACCTGCGAGTTGGCATCGCGCACGCCGAGCAGCAAGGGCTCGGTGTAGGTGTTCTGGTACGGCACCACACGAATGGCCGCGCCCACGATGAGGCTGGTCTTGGTGGCGTCGAGGTTCTTGACGTAGCCACCGCCCGAACCTTCCGGCAAACGCAGGGCATAGGAGGACGGACGACGGCCATTGATGCGGGTGGCCTGCGGCGACAGGTAGGCCGCCTTGCCACGTGCGAGCCACGGATCGCCAAAGCTGTCCACGGCCTGCGGGTCGTAATGATCGAAACCGTCGATGAACAGAAGTGCCATGAGATTTACCCTTGCAGCGCCGCACGGATGGCCCGTGCATTGCGCCCGATGATGTTGACGATGACTTTCTCTCCGGCAGGTGACTGCAGGTGGTCGTGCGTCACGCCCGGATCGACCGCGTTGACGATGCGCACCGCCTGATTCATCTGCGGCTGCGCGGGCGGCACTTTCACTTCTGGCACAAGGCCACCTGCCGCGAAGGCCAATTCGCCGCCCTTGAAGCGTGGGCCTGCCGACAAGCCATTGAGGGAGTCGAGGAAGGCCACACCGACCTGGCGCACAGCGGCCGCCCGCACGACGTATTCGCCTGCCGACAGACGCGCCGGTATCGAGTCCGACGTGGCGCTGCCCGGCCCGGAAACCAAACCGCCACCCGCGAACTTCTTGATGCCACCCAAGAGCGCCATCACAGCAGCGACCATGGCTACCATCGCGGCCACCGCCAACGCTGGCCCGACATAGGGAATGGAAGCCTGCGACGCCGCCGCCCCGGCTCCAGCCTTGGCCGCATCCATCGACACCACGGCAGTGGTTTCCGTGGTCTTCTGCGCGACCTTGGCGGCGCTGGCTGCCGCATCGACGGTTTGCTCCTGCTGGATGAAGCCGAGCTTGAGCGCCAGCATCCGCGCCTGCATCGCGATCCACTGCTGAAACGGCTGGATCACGATCTGCTGCAGGAAGGCGTCGGCCACCTGCTGAAAAATGCTGGCCAAGGCACTGCGCCAGGTCTGCGCGCCGGTGATCATCCCGTTGAGCGCACCGCCAAAGCTCTCGCCGATGCGATTCCACAGCGGAGCCATTTCATCGACCGTGAGCCTGGTGCGATCCAGCTCATTGCGCCACGCCTGCACGCGAATCACCGCATCCGGCCCGATGGCCTGTGCGGCTTGCTGCATGGTCGGCAACAGGCGCTCCATCTCGGTGGCCGATTGCTGTTGCAGGGCCACGATCTGCTGGCGAGCCTGTGCCTCGGTCAGCAATCCAGCCTGCTGCTGGGTCTGGATGGCTTCCTGCGCATTGCGCAGACGCTCGGTGACCAGCCGCCATTGGGCTTCCAGGGCCGCCAGGTTGGCCTGCGCGGCCTTCACGTTGATCAGCCGGTCAACGAGCGACACCCCGTCCGCATCGCTTTCCGCCGCCAGTCGCGCCCGTAGATCACGGTAGCTGCGGGCAATAGCCGCTTGGCGGTCGGTGTCGGTCGCCGCGCCGGTGATCTGCGCCAGTTCTTCGCGCGCTTGCGCCAAGGCGTCGGCCAGTTCACGCTCGGCTTGTGCCGCCTTGCGCGCGTTGGCTTGCTCGATGTCCGTGCGCCGGTTATTCAGCGTAATGAGGTCGGCTTCCGCTTTGGCCACTTCAGCCTTGGCGCGCAGGCGGTCGTTTTCTGACTTGCCCGTGGTGGCGACTTGCTGACTGCGCGCCAACTCCTGCTGCTTTCGGGCAATCTCGGCATCGACCTCGCGTTGCTCAATGGCCGTCTTCTGCGCGTAGTAGTCGCGCACAGAGACCAGACGGTCTTCGAGTGCTGCATCCAGCGCAGTTTGCTGCCGCGCCAGTCCGTCCTTGAGCAGGGCGAACTCGGCGTCCAGCTGCGCTTTCATCAGCGTGGTCTGCGCGCCAGTGGTGTCCTGCGCAGCCGCACCCGCTTTGGATCTGGTCAGGCGCTGCAGCAGCTCCGGATCGGCCTGGATCTTGGGCGCCTTGACCTCGATGGGCTTGGGATCGAACAGGCTGTCGCGGAAGGACGCCAGCTCATCCAGCCGGTTGACCAGATTGCCTTTGAGGTCGGCAATGATGGCCTTGGCCCCGTCGGTATTGCCCTTGAGCGCTTCAACTGCAGCCGCGACACCGGCACCAATGGCCTCGCCCAAGGCGACGAAGGCCTTGCCAACCGTGGCCGCACCGAGAGCCAGGGTCTTGAGCACCAGCACCACGCCATCCAGGATCACGCGCAGTGTGCCGCCTTGCTTGGCCGACTCGACCATGCCACCGGCCATGTCGTTCAGGGCAGGCAGCAAGGAGGCGATGATCTGGTTGCCGATGCTCTGTGTGGCCAATTTCAGCTTGTCGAGCGCGTCGTTGAAGTTGCCTGCCTGGGCGGCGGTGTCGGCGGACAACTGCAACCCCAGTTCAGCTGCCTCCTGCTTCAGCGCACCAACACCCTCCCGCCCTTGGTTGAGGAAGGGGATCATTTCCGCACCGGCCTTGCCGAAAATGTCGACCGCCAGCGCCGCTTTCTCCGCGCCATCGGGCATCGCCTGGAAGCGGTCGGCCAGATCCAGCAATACCTGTTCGCTATCGCGCAGAGTGCCGTCCTGGTTCTGGATCGCCACGCCCAGCGCGTCAAAATTCTGCGCCGATTCATCGGAGCCGGTCGCGGCCTCCAGCATGCCGGTGGCCAGTTTCTTGAGTCCGGCTTCGAACTTCTCGGTAGACACAGCCGACAACTGGGCGGCCGGCACCAGCAGCGACAGCGATTCGACGGCAATGCCTGTGCGCTGCGACATCTCGTCCAGTGCATCTGCCGAGTCGATGCTGGACTTGATCATGGCCCCGATGCCCGCCAGCGAAACACCCACCCCGAGGTTGGCCAGCACGCCGTTGACGCTCTTGGCGGTGTCGGTCAGGCCACCCAGGCCCCGCTTGATCGAGTCGAAAGCGGTCTTGGTCTGGTCGACGGCACTGATCAGGATTTGGGCACGATTGCTTGCCATCAGACTTTGTCCAGTTCTTGTTGAATCGCCCGCGCCAAGGCAGGTAGTGCGCGTTGCACGCCACC